AATACTGCTTTATCTTGTTTTCTTCTGTTTTTGAGTGTTACAAAAATCGAATGTTACACTCACGCATAAATTTGTATTGTTTTTATCACATGCAAGAATGTTGTTATCTATCCCCACTTCTCTGTGTGATTGATAGACTCTCTAACATCCTGTATGTCAGATGGCTCTAACATGATATAGAGCATCGTTTCCGCCGCACTCTCATGCATCAGCAACTTCTGTGTTGTTAGCAGGTCGTGTGTTTTATCCCAGTACCATCGCCCATACGATTTTCTAAGACTATGACAAGCTACAGGATATTCAATCCCTGCTTCTTTGGCCAATTGTTTAATTACTCTCCACGCTTGCTGGCGAGTAATAGGATATCCCTTTAAGCCTTGCCGAGATTCAAATATATATTCATTCATCTGAATGTTGTAGCGCTCTATATACTCTCTAACAGTGGCGTACACATCAGCATTCATGTTGAATTGTTGTACCTTACCAGTCTTCATTTCTTTACAAGTGTATTGCCCACCTGCAATATCTCTCGGTGTAAGTTCAATCAATGTTTCTATTCTGTTCCCTGTATTTACACCCAAGATCAGCAGAATATAGTTGCGATACCATACACGATACTTCCAGGATTCAGGAGCATGCTTATCACGATGATTTAAACAACAGCGTACCATTTCATCAAAATCACTCTTGATGAATGGCTTAACAATTTCTCGTCCATGTTTATCAGCAGTTTTACGTAGATAGCCTTTAGTGCGTTGCAAACGTCTAAGCTGTCTCATCTACGTAGTTAACTCCTATTCTTTCGAGTTCATTCACGCAATTCTGTTTTTTCTCATTCAGTCTTTTTTTAACAAGCTGCATTACTTCTTCTGTCAAATCTTTATCTAGCATGACTGAATCTTCATTGTGCATTAGCCACCATACCTGGTTTGGCTCATAATATTCATCAATTCTGAAGATTCTATGTTCCATGTCAATAATTGTATTGACGATAATGCTTGCTTTTGATATGTCAGTTGATTTCATCATTTATCTTTTCCAGCCTTTCTTCTCTGCCTTCTTTATCTAAAGTGATTTGAGTAATGTAGTAATTCACGTAGTCATCAGAATACCATTCACAATAGGATTCATATTCTTCTTCACTTAGTCCAGATTGTTCAAGCGTTATTTCTTCATTGCACACCTTGTCCACAAGTTCTTCCTTTTTAGAATATTCATCATTCTCTTTTTTCTTTCTATCCCTTAATTCTTGTGCCTTTTCTAAAGTTGTGAATGCCCCTAAGATGTTATCCCATTCATATTCGTATTGACCGCCATTTTCATGTACGATATAGATTTTCATAAGCCTAATTCCTCTACGGTGTATTCCTTGTACGCATGCATACCTTTATACATTGTTTCTTTTTTAAAACCAGGTAATACTAATGGGTTGTTATCTTCAACTATAATTCTTAACCATTCATAACCATCATTGTTTTTTTGCTTAGTTATACTCCTAACACCTTTTCTAAACGGCTTTATCACTGCTGATAAATAAGCCTTTTCAACATCATCAAGAATTGGTGGTTTATATTCTTGTTCTAACCAATTAAAGAAGTCTGTTATTTTTTTAAAACCGTTATCTACTAAATAACTTCGTTTATAAACAATCTTGTTTTCGTAAAGTGCTTCAATTGTATGTGTGCATTGTGTTTCGGCTACTTTAATTACAATTTCATTAAGGATGTATTTTTCTTTATTCTTCATTGCCATTACCACTTCTCCACTTTCTGATGTAACGTTTCTACGCCATCATAATCATCAATTTCGTATTCCATACCATCTGGAATATCTACAACAACAAGTTTAGAAAAAGGACTGTTTGCCCTATCACCAAGTTCTTCAACAACTTCTATCAATACTGGATCTTCTCTATGATTGCTACACAATTCCAAAATATATTTTTCGGAATTATCATCATATAAATCAACATAGTCTCCAAAGTCTTTTGTAAAAGTAATAGTAAATATTGAACTACCCATATCTGTTTTTCTATATATTGGTTTGTCGTTTGTACATTCCAACTTATATACGAATATTTCTATACCTTTTTTCTTTGCATACAATTCATACGCTTTTTGCGATACACCAAAACCGCCATAACATTTATTTAATATAACTTTCATAGTCCTAAGTCCTTTAAAGAAACAATGCTTTCAATTTCTTCTTCGATATAATCATCGTTATACTCTGAATTAAGATGTCCATTTCCCCAATACGCAACAACATAATTTCCGTTTTTTAACTTTAGTAAGTAATCTTCATTCTCAATAAATGGAAATGGTTGTAATAATGTTTTTTCTTCTGTTGTATTAGTTGTTTTCTTCATATTTCCTCCACCAATCTAAATTTTTTAATATGCAATTGTTCTCTGTTAATCCTGGTCCGTATGTTTCCATCTTTATCAACCGCGCAGCAGACTGTCTTCGGATTCTTATATGGTCCTCGTTTCTGGATATTTTCCATTATTCGCTCCGTTCTATTTGTGCTTTACTAACTATCTTCATAAAATCCTCGTAGCTATAATCTTGAAGATATGTTTTCAAAATATTGTACTGATTGATATTTGCTTCAACTTGTACTTGATAATTGTGTTCTGCAATATGAAGCATATCTATCAATTCATCTTTTGACTTTCGCTTTAGTGCTGTGTCGCTTGGAAATACAGTTCCTAAGCACCCTAACTTTTTAAGCATTTGGATCACCCCACATTCTCTTAAATGCCAACTTAGAACCATACTCGAAATTGAATTTATCTTCTTTCGAACACTTTGCATTCCCGTGTCTTACGCACTCTCCATCCGCGAAGTATGCAGCTGTGATGCGTCGCCCTTTTTTGATAATTCTGATTTCTTCTTCATCTGCATCATAGTCACCAGTTAATGACTTATATAAATTGCTAAATGCTTTTTGTAGAGCGTTAATTTCTTCTGCTAGATTAGCCATTTGCTACTTTTCTCCTTCCGTTTAATACTTTCTTTTTCCAGATTTCTGCTGCACTCCAAACTTCTTTTGGTGGATTCTGATTGTACTTCGCTCTAATCTGTACGATTTCTTTTTTACAAAATTCCATTGTGTATAAAGGTTTTTTTGGTGCTTCAGAATTTCTAATAAATACAATCGTTATTGTTCCAGAAGCATGTCTATCAACATACGTGCTCACACAGTGATGCAATGCAGAGCCTTCATTGACTATGTCGCTTGCTTTTTTAGGTAAGACAAACTTAAGACCATTAATCTCCATTTCCATGTATTGTCTTGCTTTAATAAGTTCATCAAATTTATTTTTTAATTCTCTATCACGATTACGCTTAGCTTGTTCTTTCCGTTCTCGTTCTAGAGCATTGTTGAGTTCAACAAGATGATCATGTGCTTGGAAAAGATTTCTAGGACATGCGTTAGTTTCGTTAATTGGAACATTACATTGCTCCATTAGTCTTAGATAATCTATGTAGTATCTGAAATCTATCCGATTTTTAATAGCCCAATTCTGAAAGTGAATAATGCCAATACAGCTTGGTATCTTGTCAAAATTTACATGCGATATATATTTTTCTGCTCCAGGAACAGGCTTCCCATTTCGACATCTGATTTTTTCATCTAGTATTATCTTTTCGAATCCAAAATCAGAATTCTTAATTTCATGCTTATGCTTTCTGAGCCACTTTTCATTCATGATTCTCATATCGCATTGTGCTGGCGAATACATAAGCTCATATACAATTTGGCGTGCATTAATCTTTTGCAAGAATTCAATTTCACGTCTATATTTATAAAATCTTCTAATATCCCATATATTTAAAGGTATATTCCACTCAATATACTTAAGTTCAGATTTTTGTTTCAGTTGATTATCAATATCATTCTCATACATAACAACTCCTGTATATGCACCGCCCATCGAATACTGTCTACACAGTCCAAATTGATATCTACCAGTCACAAAATAGTTTTGGCTGCATTGAATATGTTCATCATTTTCAAACAGTTCAAAGTTTACAAGCTCACAATCAATGTTTTGAATCCCACGATTGTATCTCGAATAAAATCCATAGGATTGTATCTCAATACGTTTTGGCGTACATAGAGTTATCGCAAAACATTTATAGCAATCATTGAAATCTATTCGTGTATTCTTATTCAATCTTTTTTTTATGACTTTACAGCCTTTTCGATTTGATGAAATTACTTTGTCTTTATTTGAAAAAATAATTGTTGGAATTTGTGAGTAGCACCAATCAAAGAATGATTTAGGAGGTTGTAGTCTTTTATTCACATAAAATTCAGCATCTCTCATATCTCGAATAAGCTGATTCTTTCGAAGTCAGACTTCTCCTTTGCTTTTGCTTTCTGGCTTACTCTAGTGGTGGTTTTAGGCTCTTCTTTCGCTTCATTAGTATTTACCCTTTGAATAGTCACATTCGCAGTAGCCTTTGCTTTAACGTTCTTTAAATCTGATTTAAAGTACTCTGCTGCCCAACCAAAGACAACGCTATCCGCAACTACTGCACAACCACCATCACGTTGATCAGAAGCTTTGTTTACGCAATATGTATATGCATTTGCAACTGTCTTTCCTTCTTTACATATGCATTCAAATAATTCATCGTCTTCCTGAATACATAACCAGTTATGTATTGCATCGACTGCGAATGTATGTTGTTTGCTCATCTCTTCATTCATCTTGGCCAATGCTCTCTTTTTAATTTCTGACATAATCAACCTTTCTAAATTTATTTTCGATTGTTTTTAACATGTATCCCTCAGGATTTAGAATCTTCTTTTCCATAGTCTGTTCTAATCCAAAAGCCTCACATGCTTGCATCCATATTTGATTTACATCGCTATCCGTACAATTATTCAAACCATAGATAATTGCAGGATCATCAATAGAAGCAAGCATTGATAGCAGCTTTTCTTTTGCTTGAAATATCTTATTAATAATTATCGAATCATCATTATACGGATTAAGCACTTCCACTTCCCTTTGAACAGGTTGAACTAGCAACATATTCCAACGATCTAAATCGACCGTTTCTCCTATATCATCATCAGTCATATCTAATCTAGTCATATCTAATCTAATAGGAGCGGAAATGCTAACATTTTTTGAGATATTGTCTACAATTCTTATATTTTTGTATTCATTCGGTGAAAAAT